CAACTAATGAATGTTGACCAAGAATACCAGCCATTTGTTTTGTAATCTGTGTAATAGGTGCTAATAAATTAGCTGTATAAAAAACTCTTTTACCTTGTTCATTTAATTTACTTAATCCTTTAGTAAAAGGTGATCTTAAAAAATCTTCATACATTCTATTCTGTGCTACACCAAGTATCATATCTAATGCTTCACCAGCAATCTGTACTTCTTTTGCACTTAAACCTAATGCTTTCAAATCAGTAAGACCTTTCAATGTGCCACCTAATTGACCAAGACCTAACGCACCCTGTTTACTTGCGTGTTGCATAATAATCATTCCTAGTTCTGGCAACGACGACAAACCAGCACGACCAAGAAAAGCATATGCTGTCCAATCAGTTAATGCTCTTGATATTCTTCTATTCAAAGCATCAGGTCTTTGTACTGGAGTTCCTACAACACGATCATACATTTGATATAAGTCTTGTTTTGCTTGTGAAATAGTTTGTGCATTATTACCATGACGAATCATAGCAAGTTCTTCCATATCAACTAGATCATCCATTGACTTACCTTTGAATGTATTTGCAAATTCAATCTTAGAACCAGTTCTCATCATGTAATACATTGCAGTATCCAATGGATTTATCTCAATAAAATCTAATAACAAATGATTTGGTATATCTAATTCTCTATGTCTAAGATGCTTAGATAAACCATATCCCATAAAATCATCTTCAAGATTTTGTTTATTTAAAATCCTATCAACTGTTTTGTTTACTGATCTTTCAATATCAGAAGCTGTTGCATTTGGATTCAATGGATTAGCTGTGTACCAATCTCTTAATATTGTTTTAAAACCATCCATATCATTAGCTATTGCATCAATATTAAAGTATCTTGGATAATAAACACCACGATATTGTGGGTTGTAACCACTTGCTAGTAAATCTTCTGAATCTTTTAATTTACCTCTTTGTTTACCAAGTATTTCTCTAAGCTTAACTTTTGCTCTTGGATTTTTTTCTGTTTTTATTTGATTCTTTATGTCGTCGATTGTTGCTTTTAAATTATTAATTTGCCTGGTGATAGAATCTTTTGTAGCAAGTAGTCCATTATCAAGCATATCATTTCCATACTTTGTATAGAACAAATCCATTTCATTAATAAACTCTTCTTCATATCTTGATAGTCTTGCTCTGTTAGGTTGTGCTTCTCTTAATATTCTTTCTCTTGCTAGTCTTTCAGCAAACTCACGAAAACCAGCACTTCCCATTCCTATTGGTTGATTTGTTTGATTCATAAAATTATGATAGATACCATTTAATTTACGAGAGTGAGCATAGTAATCACCCATGTATGTAACTGATCTCATAAATACAGATGATATACCTTGACCAGCTTTATTTAACATCTGACTTAATCCACCATCAGCACCAATTTGTGTCATAAACTTTTTTGTAGATGTAGGTAAATCAGCTTGTAATACTCTTTTAAAAGGAGTGCTTACTAATTTAAAAAAAGGTGAATTAACAAACCAATTATTTGTATAATCAAAAGTACCAGTAGGGTTTACATCTAAACTATTTTGTACTTCTGTTTGTTCACTTACAAATCTTTGTGAAGCACGACCAGAGAAAGCACCAGTAATACCACCTAATGTTCCAACCAATGCCGTCGACCCAACAATATTAATGCCACTTTCTGTCAAGGTAGCATCAGGTTCAAAAGGCGCTCGTATTAATTCTGTACCAGCACCAATAAAAAAACCTGATTTTGCACCTGATAATGCTCTTGCAGTAATACCAATACCTTTGAATGGTAATGACAAAAGATTAACTGGATCAAGAATACCAGCAGTAATCATTGAACCCCAGCCACTTCTGCTTAATATTTCTCTGTTCTCACGCATCTTAGAGGTATGCGTTCTAAGATAGTTCAAATGATCTAATGATCTTGCTTCAGCAAGAAAACTTACTTGATTTCTGTCATCTAAATCTTCAGTAGTTAAATGATCTAAAACATTAAAATCTTCATCTTCTTCAAAAGAACTGCCATATAATGCACCCATTATTGGTCTATATTGATAGCCATATGTAGCCATCATTCCATCCCAAAATGATGGGTCTTGTTCACCCATTGACATACTGTCGTATGCTATTAATGGTCTACCAATATCTACCATTAAAAACTATATCCAAATTCTTGTGCCTTACTTAAATCAACATTAAACTGTTCATCAAGTGACATACTGCCAATAGTGTTATTATCTAAGAATTGATACTCTTGTAATTTTTTATTTCTTTGAACAATCATACCAGCAAACTCTAAATTCTTTTTAATCATATCTTCATACTGTTTGCTCATTGCACCAGCAAATTCCATAAGTTCAATAGATACCAGTTGATTATCAACAACAACTGGGTCTAATGATCCTTCTTCTCCTGTTGCAATATAATATCTTACATTTGAATTTGCTGAATTAGGATCAACAATAACAAATACATTTTCACCTAATACTGGATTTTGTATTCCTGAAAGCTGCTTAACTTTATTTTCAAATGTTTGTAATGCTTCACCAGAAAATACAAGTTCAGGTGCAAATCTTGTTCTTTTAACAGTGCCACCAGAGTTCATATCAACAGCATAACTAGATTCAACCCAAGTTCTATTTACAGTATCAGACATAATATTTATGGCTTCTTTTACTGATGATGTTGCCATTGCCAAAAACATTGTTTCATCAATAACTTCATCTACTATTGATGAATCTTTTATCTTAGAAAATAATTCTTCTTTAATAATATTTTTAATTGTACCTACACCATCAATATATTTATCACTTTTTCTACCAAGTTCTATGTTTACATTTGTTTTTAAACGAGCAAATCTTACTTCTTCAGGTTGATTAATAAAATCAACAGCTTTTCTTATTCCTTCTATTGTACTATTAAAAGTAAGCATACTATTTAATGCACGCATCTTTGCTGAAACACTATCACTCATACCCATGCCTTGAGTTAAATCTCTATGCAAACCTGTCGTCGACATATTTCTTGCCATGTTTTGATATATCTCAAGAACAGCAAAAGATTCTTCTGCATCTAAAGTTCCATCAACTAGTGCTTGAAATTTATCTTCCATTACCTTTGGTATTTTTCTTTGTTCAGCAAGTATTCTATAAAAATTAATACTATTTGGATTTTTTGAATCAGCTAATAAAAGCATTTGATCTTTTGTTGGTGGTATAATTAAACCAGTTTTTGTTGTTTGTAATTCTACACCTGATTTACCAAATACATATTGTGAATAAACACCCATTTCTTTTTTACCAATATCTATTCTTATTCCTTGATCTAATGCTGATGTAAGATTTCTTGCTATATTTACTTGTTTTAGTGTTTCTTCATATTGTGCTTGGTTTACTTTAACAGAATTGATTACTCTTTTAATTATTTGATTATCTAATATATGAGGATTATTACTAAGCAATGATTTAATACGATCAAATGATGCACCTCTTGAGATCATTGTTTCTGTATCAGGTAGGTCATCTAATTGTTGTTTACCAAAACTATCAGCTACCATTATTATTTCTTCAGAAGAAAGGTTATTTAATGCTATACCAATTCTTTGTTCCATTACTCGTCTACGCAATTCTACTATTCTTCTATTGGCTCCTCCTCCAGTTATTACACCTTCATTCACAAGCTCATTATATTCATGTTCTATTGTTTGCATTAATTGATTAGCAGTATTAATATCTCCATTTGCAAACGCATTGATAGCTTGATTAGCCATTACTTCAGTTTGTTGATCAGTATTTAAAATTAACTGTTCATCTTCTATTTTTTTTGTATTTGCTAATACTGTATTATTTCCTATAGCTATTTTTGCTGTTGCATAATCTGTAAGAATACCTTTCATACTTGGGTCAGCATTGTCTATTAAACCAGCAGTAGCTATTGAAACATCAGTGCTATATTGGTCTGCGTCTGTTGGATTATCTCTTAATGCATTTGATATTTTATTGTCTATTAAACTTCTCATATTTGTTTCATATCTACGAAGCATTGTTTGTTCAAATGCTTTTGTACCTATTGTTCCCATAGACAAAGGTGCTTTTGTTATTTGCATATTTTCATCAAAGACGTCGACAGATAATGCTTTTCTTGTTCCAGCTTCTTTTGCTTCATCAACTGCTTTTTTATAAAACTCACCTGATAAAGCTGATGATATTCTTGATATTGTTTCCCAAGTTTCTGACTCTGCTGTTCTTTCTTGTGAACGTACAACACCTACTGGTTTGTTGAATACTTGGTTTTTAAATCTTTCTATCTTTACCATTAATCTTCTCCAACTTTGACTTTATCATATCTCATTATTCCCTCTGTACCAGCACCAACAAGATTTAATAATCCTTGTCGTCGTAAAGATTTAGCTCTATCAGTTGCACTTGATACAGCTTCAAACTTTTGAAGATCATAATTTTTTTGAATATTTTTTCCTTGAATAGCCATTCTTTCTAAATCAGTTTGCAGTGTAGCAAAGTTATTTTTTTCAAATGCTCTAAATGATGGATCACTTGCATCTCTTCCCATAATACCTCTCATAGCAATATTAGATGCCATTGATTGAGTAAAGCCTTGAAGTAATGCAGTTGTTTCTTGTTCAGCAGTAAGTTGTGCTACTTGTTTTTGTTGTTCTATTCTTTCAGCAGTTCTTTGACCAGCCCTTAGTGCTTCCTTTGCACCAGCCCTTGCTGACATCATTCCACTTACACCTGATGCTACTGTTGTAAATAATAATAATTGTGGTGACGGAACACACATTAGAAAGCTACCTCCACTACCATTCCATTTAATTGTAAAGAAACTGGTGCAGTTTGAGTTATTAAAACTCTTGGGTCTGTACTGTAACCCAACATTCTAAACTCTTTCTTACCAGTAAATTTTGATAAGCCTTGTGAAAAATCATCAGTTGTACTTTGTAATATCAATGGTACTGCTGTACCACCACTACTTACAGATACAGATAATGTATCCACCAGGTCTAAATTAACTCTTGTTATTTGTCTTGGTTCTGCTGTAAGAGGACCACCATCTACTTGTGCATCTAATGGAAGAGTAGTTAATACACCAGTATAACCAAAACCAATTTCTGCTGAACTTGTTGTACTAACAGCAGATACATCTATTTGATTTGAACCTTGAGTAAAGTTTCCAAGATAATCATTTCCAGATACGACGTCGACCTTTGCATTGTTTTCAAAAATTGAATTTGTTGTGAACACTCCATTACTTCCTGAGAAGTCATCACTGCAATCTAAAGTAGCTGTATCTAAGAACTCCTCTAACATAAACCTTACAGTACCACCACCTAAATCTCTTTTAGCAACACAAAACAATCGTTCATCAATAGTACACATACTGTGAAATCCACCAGTAGTGCCAGTATCAGAGGTTGTCCACAATGTCCACCCAGCCTTTTGTTCATTACGAATTGAGTGAAATACTGCGATTGTACCATCACTATTAACAAAGAAAGCATAACTTTCAGGTCTTGCCAACGCACCACGCATAGCTGTCATTTGCGTTGGATCGATCACAAGATGTGAACTTAATAGTGAAATAGGTGTTGATACATAAGCACTTTCCTCGTCACTAAATACAAACTCTCTTACTGTCTTGCCACCTCTCTGAACATATACTGTAGCACCATCAAATGGTGTAGGTCTTACACTTGCACTACCAAAAGGTGTTTGTCGTCGTATCTGTGCATTAGTTGGTGTTAATGCACTGCTTGAAAATGATGGTATAAAAAATTCAGAAGTGCTTGTGAACACTTGCAAATCTCGTGAACTTGTTAAATGTTTGATAGAGTTAAACTCACCAGCACTTATTGCAAACTGTATGCTCTCATTTGATTGTGCTGTACCAACATCAAAGTTAAAAAACTCTGAAGTTTTCGACGACCATATTCCATCAGGTTGACTTGTTGTACCAGCAAACCAAAGTCTATCTTCATGGAATGTAACAGCACTTGGAAAACCTCTAAGTGTAGAGTAAGATTGTTCATCCCAATCTGTATCAGCAGTTGTGCCACTTAATGTTTTTCTTATAGTACCTCTTGCAACAGTTGTACTATCAACAGCAGTTATAAGTATTTCATTTCCTTTATATCTTACAATAGTACCAACATGACCACTTTCCCAATAAGCAGAAGATGTTGTCATTGTTTTATCTGTACCAGAAGTAGCTTGAGGAGTAAGAGTTACACCACTTTCTTGAAATGCAAAATATGGTTGGAATTTTTCATCATTAGCTGTTGTTTCATCAAATGCAAACTTTCTTACTTCAAATGTTGTAAGTCCAGTTCTAACTATTCTCATTTGTATATGAGAACTATGAGCAACAAACATATTATCAGCAGACTGTGCTATAGTTTGATGTTCTATTGTATCAACAGTCCAAGGCAATGCTGTACTATCTGTATCTGCTGTTAATGCTTGGATATGAGATATTGCACCAGTTGATGCAACTATACGAAAGAAGTCACATCTACCAGCACTAAATGCTACAATATATCTTTCGTCGTCAGAAAATAAAAATGGTTCAATCTTTACTTGTAATCTTTTTGCATTGTCTACTGTGATAGTAGTAAACTTATGAATAAACTCTGTGCCTGGTCTACGTTTAACTCCACCCTCTGCCATAAGAAAAAAGTTTCTACACTTCTCTGCTGATTGAACATAAACATTCAAATCAGTTCTTGATGTCATTGATGGTGAAACTTCACCTCTTTCAAAGTTGTTGAGAGGTACACGAATACGAGCCATTAGACATTACTCGATAGTGTACCAGTTGTCCTTCTTGATGTAACAAAACGATTAGTAGAAAGTCTAAGAGTTGTCTGCTGTTGGCTATCAAGTGTTCTTGCTTTCTGCATAAAGAACCTTGCTTTCTCAAACATATTGTTAGACATACTATCATTTCTTGCTAGTGCTAATGCAAAGTGTCCAGACAGTTCATAGACGACAGCTTGTACAAAGTATGCTGGGAACTTAGCTTCTAATTGTCTAAAGTTATAATCTATGACGACGACATCATTAACACTTGCATCATTGAAGATAAAGTTACCATAAATCTGATAGTCAATATTTCTATCATTTACTGTAACAGCATTTATCATTAATGAGTCAGAAGGTATTTGGTAAGCTGAATTATATCTACCAGTTGGTTCATCTGATAGTCTGTTACCTATTGCTTGGTTTACTGCAAATCTCCATCTTGTATTTACAAGACTAGCTTGAATAGTATCTTCATAAAGATTAACAGCAACCAATGCTTCGTTTGATCCATCACTAAAAGAAGTAATTGGTTGTGCGCCAATCAACACCAGTGACCGAGTACATATATCGATAGGAGATGTCGCTGATGTTGATTGACTCATATTATTTAGTCGCCATCTGTTTCTGCAACAGCAGTTCCGTCTGAAACGTCAACTACTGTACCAGTGTTTGAAAGCACGGTACAAAAATTTGTTGTTGGAGTATTAGTATCCATAACAATAATTAAGTCCCTTACGTTCAACATATTAGCAGAGTTATTAAAATAACCAGCACTGTTAACAGTTGCGATTGTATCTGTGGTTTGATAAATCCAAAGATTTACTCCACTAGCACCACCTATTCGGTGTAATCCAGTTGCACTATAAGCCATCATCTACCTCCTAACTGTTATTGTCTAAGAACTCATAGACACCATTGTCATCAATAACAACAGCACCCATTGACATCATAGACGTTGCAAGGTGAGATACCCTTTCAGGTATGTAATTTAATTCTGTTGTGACGTCGGCACCAATACCTAGTCCTACAGCAGAAGTGTGATAAGCCATATTCTTACCAGCAGTTACTGAAGAAGAAGAGAAGAACATAAAACCTAAGAAGTTTTTAGCTGTCATTCCACCAGCAAAAGGTAAGTTAGCTTCACCAACAAAGTCTGCACTAGCAAACTCATTGATTGCATATAGATCAGCAAATCCCTTTGGGTTCATTGCTACATATCGACCACCATCTTCTGGAATGTCAGCAACACCAAACTGCTCAAACAATGCTAACACATCTGCCTTTTCAATAGCAGAACTTGTGTCATGAATTTGAGTAGAGTTAGCACCACTATCCATAGCAGTGATTAATATTTCATCAGTCTTTCTACCTAAAGCACCAGCTTCAGACTTAGCGATTGCCTGACGTTCATCTATATTAGTTTTGATTTCATCCAACTTGTCAATATATTCAGCGGCATAATGATCTTCCATTGTTACATCAACAGTTGTGTGGGTCAATTCCATAGGTGTGATTTGACCATTTCTACTTTTAGTAGAAGCTGAACCTTTACCAATCTTCTGAAAGCGAACTGTGCTTCCTCTCACATTAGCAACAGTACGCACAGTGTTCCTTAATTTAGAACCCATACGTTGATATGCTAAGTGTACTTCAGATTCAAACTGTCTAATAAAAGCAGTATCAATAGTATTAGCCATTGATTGTCTCCTTTAAAAAGTTAAAATTTATCAGTTTGCAGATGATTGTCCAACTTTCAGCTTCATTAAGATTGTCTTTAAAAAGGTCTTTCAGCATACATTGGGTCATTACGAATTAAGCATTGGCATTTCTAAACCTTCTTGACAACGCACAAAACGTAAACACTCAAAACTATTTACATATACTGGTACAGAATAAAAACTAAACCCAAGCCAAGCTAACCAAGTTATTGTTCTTTTATGATCTGATGGTACAACATTTTCTAATACCTCATAATCTTTTTGCAAAAGTTCAATAATCTCTCGTGATGCTTTTAAAAAACTAAAGTGGTTTTTCTCTATATCTTTACTGCCAAGTAACCATATAGAAGCAAAGCTACTGTTGTTTGAATACTGCATTGTACCAAACATACATATAGGAATGTCGTCGACAAGTGCTGTAAATGTTTTACAGCCTTTATCAACTAGTGGCATATGTAATGCACGATTAGGTGAAACACCATGAATGATACATTCACGAACATCCTCAGGTCTTAGATTTTCTTGTAAATACTTTGCATCTTCACTTGTTGAAGAAACAATATCAATTCTTCCTATCGTAGCTGTATAGTTACGAACCATACAGTTTATTGAAACCATCAGTTACTTTATTGACAAAGTTTTGATCTCTTTCACCAGGCTTCCAATATCTAGGATCACGCATCATTTCATCTAAATCATCTTGATTTAATGAAGATGGTTGAGTTGCATGACCACTAAGACTACTGTTCTTTTGCATCTCCATTATCTTTTCAAGAACACCAATGCCTTCAGCAGTTGAAGCAAGGTTTTGTATTGCACCAAACTCTTCTTCAGTAAAGTTATTCTGTGTCCACAAAGTTACTGCATCAAGTCTTGCTTGAGCATTATCACCTAACTTTGCTTTTTCAGCTTCAATGTCTGGTTGCATACTATTCATAAACTCAGCAAACTTTCCTATACCAGCTTCAAACTCTTCTTGTGAATAACCATTTTCAAATGCTTCATTAGCCCACCAGTTAAACATTTCATTATCTTGGGCTAGTTCTTCATCAATGCTTTCAGGTATTTTGTAATCACCAACTGATGCTGGTCTACCATTATAAAACTCTTGTTCAAGTTCTTGTAGAAACTGATCTCTTACAGTTTCATCTTTTTGACCAATCTTACTTTCTAATTCACCATAACTTTGAACTAAACTTTCAGGTGTTTCAAACTTTTCAGGCAACCATTCAGGTCTTGTTTGTTCCACTTCTTGGCTTGTTGAAGAGTCCGTCTGATCGTTTACTACTGTCTGTGTCGCTTCTTCCATTCTTTACTCCATGATTATGAACAATTCTGCGTTCAATTATCCCTACAATATATCGCTGACCCTCAAGGTGACGTAGCTTTGCATCTGTTATATCAGGTCCAGCTACCATTTCTATAGTTATACTTTTAAGATATTTCAAGACTTCTTGACCTATTGGTGTAGCAAAACAACTACCAACAGCATCTGAAATCATTTCATCATTTTCTTTTGATCTTGGGAATCCATCAATTCCAATATTATTTGTCATGTAAACTTCCTATGCGATTTAGTTTTATCCGAAATACGTTTTGGTTGTTTAGAAAACTGTTTGCCTTTTTTAATGGCACGACGTTTTGCTTTAGTTGACCTTGCGTACTCTTCGTCAGATAATGCACTAATTGCAGAGGAAGGTAAATATCTTTCTCCAGTTGCATCTTTTCCTTGTGTCGACGGCTTACCACTTTTGGTTCGCCATTTCTGTTTAGTCCATGCAACTAAGGATCGTTGAGGTTTCTTCATGAGGTATAGCCACCACCAGCTTTCTTATATGCTAATGCTAACATTTGTGCTTTACGAGCAGACCATTGACCAGGCTTTCCACCTTTGCCACCAGCCTTTATTCTTGCGAATATTCTTTTACGCATTGCTGGCTTGGTATAGTTGCCAGCTTCATTTACTGCCATTTTTCTTTTTCTTCATCTTTGAAGCCATGATTTTTTTCTTCAATGCTTCAGGTAAATTCTTTTGTTTGCCTGATAGCTTTTGATCATTTGATGGTCTACCCTTTTGTGAACCATATGTTCCTTTACCCATTGGCATAGTTTATCTCCTTAACAATCCCATTTACGAAGTGACTTATTAATTCTGCTATTGGGATCGTTTGCTGTTTTAGCAGAAGTTAATTTTCTTTTCATACCACGCATCCTAGCACAAAAACTTTTTCGACGACTAGCAGACTTTGGACTTTTCTTAGCTTGTTCTCTTGATACTGGTGGTTTAAGATTGCCACCTTTGGCATTGTAGGAAGCACGACCTTTTGCATTTAATCCACCCTCAGGGTTTTTACCTTCTTTTCTTTGCCAAGCTGGAGTTGCCATTTATAATTTGTTTCTCCAAGTTTCTTTACCATATATCCTTAACCATCTTTGTTCTAGCCTATCTAACTCCCTTTCTGCATCTACATCTGGAGTATGAGCATTATCTAATAACTTATGTAAATTAATTATTTTTTGTTCCATATTTTTTCTTTGTTGCATCCAAGCTACTGTCTTATTTTTTGGTTCTTTGATTGGTATATTGTTATTTTTTTTCTTGGATTTTCTTATAGAAGCATTTAATTTTTTTTTATCAATCATTATCTTTTTCTTTTTGTAAATCCTTTAGGTCCAGCAGTAATACTTTCACTTGTATCAACTGCTTTACTTGATGAATAAACATTTACACCAAATACACTTTGAGAAATTTTATTTACCTTTTTTTTAAATCGTTCACCTCTTTCCTTATTTGCTTTTATCATTTTAGGATCATCTGTATAGAACATTATTCTTCCTCCATCATAGGTTGCTGTTGTTGTTGCTGTTGAGCAAGCTGTGCTGTCATTCTAATTATCTCTTCACGGCTGGCTTTATCTCTAATAAGATTATCAGGAACACCAAACTTCCTTGCTAGATGTATAGATGTTTCTTCACTATCTATTAACAAGTTAATCATCTGTGGTCCAAATCTACCACCAACTAATTCTAAGAATCTGTCGACGGAAACAATATCCTGTTGTGCCTGTGCTTGTGCCAATGGAGAAACAGATCTTACTTTTACTTCTCTACCATTGATTGTAGGTATCTCAATACGACCTTGTTTTTTTAGTATATGTACAACTCTTTGTAATACTGGTGTTACAAGTTCAGCTTGTAATCGACCGAAAGCAGAACCTATGCGTCTTGATAGATCAGCCATTCTTTCAGCAATCTCTGTAGCACTAGCTGGTGTTCTGTTTGGATCACCAAGCATATCATTATACAATGCTCTTTTGATATTATTACGCATATCATTTAACACAAGATCAGCGACATCAAATCTACCAGCAGTTGCTATTGGCTGTAATCCAGCAGAACCAGGCGACTTTGGAATTACAGTTCCCGGCACTAATGAAACATTGTCAGGATTTATAACTCCATCATCTTCCATCTGATAGATACCAGATATAGCCATCTGTGCATTTTCTAATATTAGTTCAATAGTAAGGTTGGTAGTCTTGATTGCACTGAGGGCATTGATTAACGGACCTCTCCCATAAACCTCCCCAGATGCTTTCGACCAGCGATAAGCTATTATAGGACATGAACCAACACCCTCATACTGTTCATCTAAAATCTTCTGTTTTGTCTCAAGATCAATAACGCAATATTTATGAGCCATAACATTAATTCTAGAATAATCTCTATATACTATTTCTAGTATCTTTCTTTTTTCTTCAGGACTTCTAAGGACTGCTTCTTTTATTTTTTGCGTAAGAATAGCTTTCGGATACGCAACCAAAAGCTGTCCACCCCTGATTTGACGTTCTCTATATATGGAGTCAACTCTGTCATCAGGACCGACATCCAAGACAACATGAGGTAATGGAATCGCTGAAAACCTAATCGGATTAACTGCATCACCCTCTTCGCATAATAGAACACCAGTTCCAACAGCACAGTCAAGAAACGACTCGTGTACTTCTTGAGCAAAGTTACTGTTTTGTAGAATCTCAAATACATAATCTGTTACTCCTTGCAGTTGAGAATTAACTTCATCTCTTTGTTCTTCAGGTACTTCTGAACCAGCAATAAAGTCAGCCCATCTTGCAAAGTTTGGTACAAGACCTGATTGCAACCTTGATGCAAATTCTTGTACACCGACGACGGCAGTTTCATCAAAAATTTTATCATCTCGTCTTTGACCAGGTGTTTCTGCATAAAAACTTTCTCTTTGTGGAAGAGCATACTCATAACATTCTTCAAACAATGATGTCCAATTATCTCTAAGTGACTTTGCTCTTTCATATCTTCTTAATAAATTATCTACTGGTTTATCAGCACCAGTATTGATTGGTGTAATTGTATTTACTTCAACCATTACATTGGGTCCTTATAATATCCGATACCACCTGATTGTCCTGATATAAGTGATCGACGACCAACTTTTCCAGAGGAAACCTTTTTGTTAAACTCTTCTTGTTTCTTTTTCTCTGCTTCTTGTCTTTTCTTTTCTTCAGCCTTTTGCTTTTCGATTTCAGGATCGACTTTGGGTTCAGGCATTACCATTTTAGGACTTTTAAAAAAACACATAATTTTCGATACTCCATTCAAATGACTTTAGCCACGCACAAAAATGATACATAGCCAAACCATATATTAATAAAAACACTCTTAACCTAACTACATCCGTGACCACAAGCCAACTCTTCTTTGTTTTGGTCGTCGACGAAAAACATCAAACTCAGGTTTTGCATTAAATGATCTTAGTGGTTTACTGTTTCCTATGATTGATCTACCCTCACCAGCACCCAACATTAGATATTGTAGTGCATCATGTATATGTGAATACATATTCTTATCAGGTTTGTCATCAAATCTTTCACCTGATACTTGTAATCTTCTATATTGGTATCCACCCTCAAAACCTTTTATTAGCTGTCGACAGCGATAGTCAACCATAAATGCTGGTACACCCTCAACCATCTTCATCAATGATTTATTTACAGCTTCTATTCTTAGAGATACATCATTAGATGGTGCTGGTAATGCTCTTAATCCAGCACCTCTGAGTATTTGAAATGGTGTGCTTTCATCTGTTTGCGCCCTGAAGTCACCACTTGGATCACCATATATCAGTGCTTCACAGTTCAAATATTTAGTTGCAATCTCTTCTCTTAACAGTTCAGAGAACCTTACTATACCCATATCAAAAGCAACTATCTCAGCTTGTATTAACCAACGACCTCTTACTTTCTGTGCAAATACTCCAGCTGGAGTTAGTCCAAAGTCTAATCCTATATATACTGGCTGACCATCTGCTACTGGTATTTCTTCTTTTGATATATGAGTATCTCCTACAAACATTGGATATATTGGTTTACCATCAGAGATAGTACCAAGTTTGTTCATTACATATACATCTATCCAAGACTTTGTTTTTCCTTTAACAGTATTTTCATAGTATGTACTCAAAAGGTTTTTTCTGTTTTCTGCTTTACTGTTTTCTTTATAGTCGACGACAGTACCATCTTCGTTTTTCTTTTCCAACATTCCTGGTGGCTGTGTAAAGAATAACCAGTTATCAGGTTTGACTAGCATCTTTATTTCTTCTTTTGGAATATGATCTGGTACTGGAACTTCACCTGACATAATCGCCCACCAGTGATCTTCCTCAGGTGCATTGGTATCACAGATTATACCTGACCAGCTTGGACCTCCATCTCTCATAGATGGAAAACGACCAACACGCATGGTACAAGCATCAATAATTGATTTGGGTATCTCTCTTGCTTCATTAACCCATATACCAGTTAGTTCTAATGACAGTAGTTTTTTTACATCTTCAGGTCTATCAAGTGCTAAGAATATAACTTCAAGTTCCATATCACCTTTGCTTATAAAGTGAGTATATGGAACTTCCCATCTAAACTTACCCCATGTATTTTCTGGAAACCAATCTAACCACGTTTTGATTGTCGTTGTCCTAAGTTGTGGATTGGTATTTCTAATAATCGCCCACCTCGATTTACGAATACCCTTTTCGTTTTTTTTCTGTGCCAATGCTCGTCTAAAGACTTCGACACAACACGCCACCGACTTTCCACTTCCAACTGGACCACGCAGTCCTCTAAAGAACGAGTCATTTTTCATAAACTCCTTTAATACTTCACCATCAGGTTTGTACTTAAATGTTGTCAATGTTGTTATCTTTACCAGCTTTTATAAGTTGTTCAACTGTAGCTGGACCTATTGTTGCAATTAATTTATCAGCTTCCCTATCAGATTTATGTTCATCAGGTACATACTGTAAATGTATTTTCTTAACAATGGTTCTTAGTAATCGTCTTTCCTCAGGCTTTAGTATGTGTAAAAAACTCATAGTTGTCCTGTTCGTTTTTGATAAAATAAATATCCTAGCCACATTATCACAGCACCAACCAATGTACAGAGAAATATAACACCAGCTATATTCAATACTCTTGCTCTTAGTTCTTGTTGTGCATACAACTGTTCTTGTCTTTGCTTTCTTATCTTGGCTTGCATCTTCAATAAATCAGACCATGCGTTAGGACCATGCGTTAGATTAATCCAGTTACGCAGTTCTTCTTCCATAGCTTCTGCCTTTTTTTTCGCAGCAAATGCATCCATTGCTTCCTGTTCAACACTTGAACCAGCAAATAATTTTTTAAACAATGGTGGGTTCTTGGACATCTTCTCTGCATGGTTGACATCAGAAACAGCACCCATCCATCTTCCAATGTCACCATACATTGACTCCACATCCTTCCCCATCTGGAAGCCTTTTTTTATTAGGTTGAAGGCTGTTGAAGCTGTTGCAAGAGCAGTTACTGGGTCCACAATTATCCCAGCAGTGATCGTATCTGCGACATGATACCAGTAAAACCACTCTTCTGTCGTCGTTTTCTTTTTCTTGAAAGTTCAGTAAGTAGAGTTGGTTCTATTTTTTCTCCAGTAACTAAGTCTAGTTTTGTTTCTTGTGGATTGTCTAGTCGGTTAACAATTCCAACTTGCTCTTGTTGAAATGGTGTAAGACCTTTTCTTGTAAAACCTTTTGGTCCAGCCCTATCAGGTGTCATATCTATCAAAGAACCTTTACGACTAAAACCTTTTGGTCCACCAGTTTTAACTGCCCTTGAATCTTGTACTCTTACAGATTGTGGGTCTGTGATAGCTTTGATTCTTGTTTCTTTACTAGCAAGTGTTGATCCAGTAATAGGGTCTTTATAAATAGTTCCACTTTTTATCTGTCCACCTTTCAGTGTAAACTTTGTTGGACTCTTTGGCTTAGAAAGGGGTGGTGACATTTTTACTGGCTGGTTAGCTTCAGCTACTTTTCTTGTTATCTTAGGACCACTAGCTTTTGATACTACTGTCTGTATCTTCTTTGCATTGTCTGCACCTCGTGCTGGCGATTGTGCTTTTGATTTTGCTTTTGCAGATGCCAATGCTTCTTTTTGACTTTTTACTAAAGCAACTCTTGCTCTTTCTTTAGCTTGTGCTAATGCTTTTTGTGCATTGGCTTTCTCTTGTCTTTCCTTTTCTCTTTGGTCAGACCTAGACTCTTGTGCTGGTCTTGGCGATCTATTTTGTTTTTTCTTTTCTTCTTGTTTTGCTTTGTAAACACCTCTTGGTGGCATATTAGTTCTCCCTATTTTTAGTTGATGTACTAGATTGCTTTGGTAAAGGCATTGCAGATAAAACTGCATTTGCAAGTTTAGATTGCCTTACTGATTGACCTTCTGGTACATTCCAGTTAACAGCTAAGCTACTACTTTCTTTTGGATCAAAAGGTTTTCTATCTGGTTGTTCAGGAATACGAATACCAGCAAGCATCCTGCCTGGTCCATAAAGAACTCCACCTTGTTTAGCAAGTGCTTCTGGACCGGAAACAACTCTTGTAAATAAATTATGTGCTAACTTTAAAGCAACATCTGTGTATCCAACATTTACTTTTTTTGAATCTTCTGTAAGAACATTGCCATCTGTATTTACATACTTTGTTCTAGGAAAGAAGTCATAAGTATCAATAACATTATAGCCATCTTCTGTTCTTCTTACACCAAATCCACCAAGTATTGTTTTTAGTTGTTTAGATGCACCTTCTATATCTTCTTCAAAAATTGATTTTGTTTGAAAGAAAGCATTTATGTGTTCATATTTATACTGTCTGTATGTACCTACTTCGACGTCGCCCATTTGATCGTCAAGAAATGCCTGAAGTGCTTCCTGTGTTTCTTTACTTATCGACGACATCTTTAGTTCATCACTATCCATGAACTCAGGTAAAAGAGAGTTTGTTATAGCTTTTAAAAATATCTTTGTATTATCTTTCATACTCTAGCTTATAAAGGAAAAAAATTATATCAGGCAACGCACAAACCGAACCTCTGTGAAATAAATGCGAGTGAGAGGGAAGTAACAGTAACAGTACAACGTTTTTTAACCCCCCTACCTACTAAGTAAGATCGATCTGTACCTTAATTTCACCAGCGTGTAGGTGCATATGTTTATCTGGTGCTTTGAATCCAGCTCTATCAAGGATATCTTTACTTGCTTCAAGCTGGACATACTCACTTTTAGCACCGCTGGCTAGCTTAACAAGCTTTGCACTAGCTAACGTAGCATTAACACCCAATGATTCTGTTATTCGTTTCATCATGTACTCTTGCACATGAGGTAGTCGCAAAGCTTTGCTAGCCGTGACTCTCCCAGAGTCACCACTAGCGTAGCCAGCTTCTTGGCTGGCTTTAGCTATACTACAACCTTCTGCTACGAGTGTATCAACTAAAAGCATCTGTTTCTTTGTCAAAGGTCGACGACCATTGTCTAAATCTGAACTCATGACAACCCCCTAGTCCCCCTAATACTTCATCAAAATACTACTTGTCAACCTACAATTATAGGCTTGGCTTGCCAGGGGCAAGCTAGTCTTATTGTTGGTTGCTAAGCCTAACCAAAGTTGCGTCATGATTAATAGAGCCACCTCTAAGGCAGACTAGGTTTGTGACCAAGCTTCCGCATCAATATCGTCGACTTCCTTACTTGTTCTAACAATTAGACGCCTTTGCTTTTTCGTGTGCCAACCTTTACCAACTAGAGGTTCTTATATACCTCAAGATCAGTGGTGTTTGACATCAAGGCGCTCCTTTCACTGTTCTCCAACTACGGCAAGCATAGACATCTGAGGATGCCTAACATCCTGTCCAGAGCATATCACGCGTAGGAGTTTGTCACGAACCTCAGAGATATGACCAGTCTAACATTGTACACTGTCATCAGAAGTGAAGCACGCGTAAGACTCTATCTATTAATTATCTGAGACATGAGTGAAACTTCCACAATGCTAGTTTTTTAGTACTAAAAGGGCATACTAAAAACATAACTGCAATTTTAGAATCTAATAAGTTCTAAAGCATTTCGCACTTTTTTCAGACATTTTGAGTCTCCTACGATTTGGCTAAAATGCAACCCTTTCGCGAGGATCATGCTGTCAACATCACATATCATTCGCACGCTTTCAAGTTTGTCCGTACCACCCATAGCCTAACTTGAAAGCGCGTTGATGTATGCTGTTCGCTAGTGATATGACTGACGTCATGGCGAACAGTAGCTTCTATGTACGAATGATATGTCATGCCGTCATCATGATGCGAAAGCATTACATTTTAACCAAATAGGAGACTAGAAAATGTCTAAAAAAAGCACAAAATACAAGAACTTAGTAGATTCTAAAATCGCAGTTATTAACTACCATTCTGGAGATTCACTAACATATCTCAGAGAATCAATAGCTAGAGACGCGTGCTACACTTCTGCTAACAGCATACAATATAAGTCTGATCAAATCTCTGAGAACCGAGACAAACTTGCAGACCTACGCGAGACATACTCTGGACAGGAAGTCATCCATGTTCAGATGTCTAAACTAGCCTACGTCATTGGAGAACAGCAAAAGGAGCTTTCAGAACTTGATGACAGACACCAAGCTGATCTCGAGGTATATAAGAAATTAGTTGGTAAAGCTTGGACTCAAAATGCAAAGTCATCTAATTCCAAGAACAAGCTAGCGGAACTCGACGAGATTGATGCTTTATTGAAAGCTTAATCACAAACCAATTCTCCCTAAGAGGTGGTAATCATGCCACCTCTTTTTTTATGCTTATCAACCACTTACTGTATCAACAAGGAGGTACATATGTTCGAAATTATTATTACATTAACTTGTGGTCGTCGTCAAAAACTGTCATCTAAATATTACTATTTCAATCATGCTGTTAGACGTATGAACCACTACAAAAATTATCTATCAACAAAATCTAGATATTACCAAAACAAAATCAAATATATCGACATAAAATACAACCATCAATTCTGATATAACAAATCGCAAACGACGTAGCGTGTTGTTACAGCAGTAGCAATAGCCGTCGTTGTAATCATCAATAACAATTCAAATCAAGGAGAAAAAATGACACAAGAAAAAACACTAGATGATTTTACAATCTATGTAATGTATTGCCAAGACATGAATGATCTTAACTTTGATACCATGACAATGGAAAGGTACATAAGATTATTCAATGCTGGTAAATTTGTAGATACTAAACACATAATCTTGCAAGACATAGAAGTTGCAAGAGCAATGTGTAGGATGAACGCATCATGAGTAGGATGGGTCAAATCAAACTAGCTGGATGGTTGAGCATACCATTATGTATTGCAATCATATATGTAATACACAGCTTTCCACAAATGTTTCCCTATCATGGCATATGGCAAATCGTTATAGCTGGGGTAGCATTAAATACAATAGTTCATTTAACAATAACAATTCCAAGATGGGAGAAAGACAATGAGCAAAGCAGATCAAATTGTTCAAATCATTATCAAAAAAATTGAAGACGGCATTGATAACAAATGGCAAATGCCCTGGCATAATCGAGACTTTAGATTTCCAATCAACACTGATGGCTATGAGTATCAAGGATTGAATTGCTTTTGGCTTTGGATGGTCAAAGATATGCGAGGTTATACCAGTAATCAATGGGGTACATACAACCAATGGAAACAAATTGGTGGTGATGTCGGAGGTCAGTCAGCAACTGCATACAATCAATACATATTGCAACCAAGAATCGGCACTGACGACGACGATAATGTATTCATCAAGGGCTTCAAGACTTGGGCTGTCTTCAATCGCGATCAAGTCAAAGGCTTACCTAAACTGCAATCAGAACAATCATTTGTTACAGAAGAAATGATAACCGATAAAGCAATCAAACAGCAGTGCATCAACTGGTTCGCAAACATACCAGCAACAATTCATACTGGTCACAACAAAGCCTGTTATGTTCCATCAAAAGATGAAATCCGTATGCCTGACTTTGATACATTCAGAACAGACATTGATTATTATTCTGTACTGGCACATGAGATTATACATTGGACAGGTGCGGACCAAAGACTAAACAGAAAGCTATCACAAGAAAGACAATCATATGCTTTCGAAGAATTGGTTGCTGAACTTGGCAGTGCATTGATAGCTGCAAATTTAAAGATCCAATCTAAACCAACAGACAATACAACTGCTTACCTCAAAGGCTGGTTACAAGCAGTTAAAAAGAAACCAAAGACACTATGGGATGCAATGTCTTTGGCTAAACACGCAGTCTCTTTTCTCAATGATTATCAACGCAAGAATATTGCAAGATCATTGCAGAAAAAGGTTGCATAATCTATTGCGTTCATGCAATAATATATAACACTTTGATAAATATAGAGGAGAATAACGAATGAATTTATCAAATAGCGAAGCCATGACGGCTGACAATATCTTAAATCAAATAGCAAACAAAGTTGTTGACTCAATGAAAACTGAGTTTGGTAACTCACCTATCGAATGTCTTAGGTTTATTCAAAGTCTAAGAGATAGAGGTATTGAGATTACAAACTCAAGTCCAATCGGTGTGTTTGAAGTTGAATGTAACAATATACTTGATGCTCTTGCTGAAGAAGCTGAAGCAAAAGCAATCATGGCAAATAAAGATGGAGGTTACTAATGGGTAAGGTCGTCGACATAGGTGCTAAAGAAACCTTAAAAGAAATATCTGTAAGTCTTAACTGTAGGATTAAACTCAAGATATATCTTACAAGAGATAAAACTACACCAGGCTTTTACAAACTGGCTGAGAATGAGTTGGTCAATATTAACAGACTCATTGAAGATTACATGAAAGGTAATATGTATGAGGTCCAGCAGTTTCATTGGTATGTAGATCAGGAGGAAGTCAATGGCTCGTAATACACCAACTGAAATACTAGACAATATTAAAAAACTTTTAGTAAAAGATATTATAAATCTTTGGGATACTGCAAACATAAATAATAATGCAGTTTCCAATATTAAAAGTATAGCACCATCAGTAAGAAACTTTGAGTTTGATATTAAACTAAAACTTCTTACTAAAATAGTAGATATGGAGGTGAGTGATGGTTAATTGTACTAAACAAAGCGACATCAAAATTGAAGTCGTATGGGGTATGGATAACAACGACACCAGCGAATATCATTTCGAAAGCGAAAAAGAAAAGACTGCTTTTGTTGATGGAATTAATGAAGCAGTAGGCTGGCATGATTGTGTTGTATGTGGTGATGGTTATGAATATTCATCAGCAGAAGAATACTTAAAGGAGATGGATGATGAGTAAAGATAAACCAGCTACTGTATATTATATCCCAGCTACAAGATTTCTTGGTATTCAATTAGATTTTGCATCTAAATTGATGGAAGAAAAATATGGTTTGACTTGTTTAGAAAAAACAGAATGTGGACATTATAAATATACAGACATTCATCAAGATATATTTAATGAAATCTATGATGATGTTGAAAGTATTTTAGAAAAAAATAATGTCTATAAAAAAGATTCTCAATGTCCATAAAATGTAGGATACCTATGGTGGTACTACCATTGAGATACACAACCAACACGGCTAACCCAAACAAGCCGTGTGGTTGTGTTCATTGCGTTAATGCAGTAAGGTGTGATTATGAATAGTTATATAGTTGAATTAATAAGAATATCTAGGAAGATAGATATATCTTTGATACAAGCATGGAAACACTCAGGCATTGATATGTCTACATATTATCGTGCAATCAATGGTGCTGAGTTGAAACACGCAACAGCTTTAAAGGTTGAAGATGCACTTTACTCATTACAAAAGGCCAGTAAAAATAACAGAGAACTGGCAAAAAATTATAAACGATTTAAAAAAATATCGAAATAAAAAAGGTATGAGCCAAGAAGCATTAGCTGGTGAAATGGGTATCGAACCAAGTCTAATGCAGAAATGGGAAACATTTAAGAGAGTGCCATCAGGATTTATGTTTAGTTGCTGGCTTGATGCACTTGAATTAGGAATAACAATTCAAACTATTGGAGGTGCGAATGTCAAACGAAAAGAACAAAGGAAGTTACCATGAAAGATGGTGGGTAAATCTTTTTAATAGCTGGGGATGGAGTGCAAAACGACAGCCATTATCAGGTGCATTAAAAGATTATCCAAGTGATATTGATTTGAATGTCAATATATTTGGAGATGGTAATTACATAACATCAATACAGTTATTATGCGAAAGCAAATACAGACATAATGGTTTTGCTTTGATCTCAAAATATCTTGGAAAAAAAAATAATAATTATGATAACGATTTACTTTTGTTGAAGCAAAAGAATGGTGAAGCATTTATGTGTTTCAATGTGAAGAATACAAAAGTATTACACCTGGTCAGATTTCAAACAGAGGAGAATGAAAATTGAGAGATACTTATAATGGTTTAACAAATAATTTTATTGAAGAACTTGAAGAGTTCTTGAATGAAAAGTTTGATGGCGAATGGGAAATGAACTTTCAAGTAGATGGTAGAGCAATCGATATAAGACTATTGATGTCACCAGAAGAAAGAGTCGTCGTCAAAAAAGGAAATGTAATTCAATTATTTCCTAAATAAAAAACCCTCATGGAGAGGGGATACAATCCATGAGGGAGTATTCAGTAGAGGATAACGAATAATCTATATGTACCAATACAAACCATACAATGTCAAGAGGTAAACGATATGAGTTTCAAAAGAGTCTCAGCAGTTATGGATATTGAACTATCAGATGGTCTTGCAAAGTGGGTACTTGTAACACTTGCGCATCATGAGAACAGCAATACTGGACACTGCTTTCCATCAATAGATAGGCTAGTAAAACTAACTGGTTTATCAAGAAGTACAGTAATCAGATGTTTGAAAAAGCTGGTTGATCTCAGGTTAATACACAAACATCCTGATCGTGGTAAGTCTAATCATTACGAATTTCTTTTTGAATACAAAGTCATCAGAAAGAACCAGTGTCAGAGTGACACTACACCAGTATCAGACAGACACCCTAATAGAGAAGTAATAAAGAAAGTCGTCGATACAGAACAGCAGAAAGATGTATGGAAACAATGGATGCCATCTGATGCTGAGAAAGAAATCCTTAACAATGAATTTGGAGAGATAGATCATGCCAAAGAAATTATCAAGTATAAAAAATATTATGCCAACTCAACAATCGCAGTACCATTCAAGCACTACAGAAGCTGGTGTCAAAGAGTCGCAGAGTTCGCTGGAGTTAACAGAGAGGGAAAACAAGTATTACCTAGTGTCCAAACTGGAAGGAGGAAATCCAATCGCAATAGACAAAGAAGTTCGCTTGTCAGTGTTATTAGAACTATCAGGAATGATTGATATAGAAGAGTCTTATCAAGATGGTAAGATATCAGTTAACAGGATAGTCATACATTCAGATGACAAAGAGAAGTTACACCGTGCTTTGAAGGTATCAAAAGGTTATTCTACTACACTTGAAGATGATGACTTGTTAGCCAGGCTTACGATTATGTTTTCAATGATGAACAAACAAAACTTTGATGAAGAAGATTTAGAATTGAAGATACGTTCTCTTGTTCAGCAGATAAATCATGTAGATAAAATACCAGCAGACATAATGATAAAGTGTATTGACTACATGACAAAGTACAAAGAGTGGTATCCTTCATACGCAGACATCTATAAATTCTGCGGTGATAAGTTTATGCTAAGAAAAAAGCTAACCAATGCCTTGCATGAACGCATTAAATACTTGCAATAAGAAACGAATAGTAGTAAATTGTAACCAAAAGTAGAGGAGAAAATATGAACCGAAAAGGTACAATCGGTGGCTCAGACGTCGCCAAATTACAAGACCCCAACAACTGGTTTGAAATGTGGGAGATCAAGACTGGTCGTAAGCAGTCACCTGATCTTTCAGATGTATTACCAGTAGCTATGGGTGCAACAACTGAAGCATTGAATCATGCTTGGTTTAGAAAACATATGACAGGTGGCAATGAAGAAATGATGCACAGTATATTCTATGAAGAACGTACTGAGTATTGGCAACCAAAGAAAGTAGATCAGACTTTATCATTGCAGCTTTTTGATGATCCTGATGTTATCGTTGCTAACATTGATTGCATCTATGCTTCCAATGATGAAAGTAATTTTGATACTTACTTAGTTGAGTTCAAACATACTCATGCAAATAACAGATTAGATAATGTATGTAGTGACTATATGCCACAGATACAATTCTATCTCAATGTAGCTAAGATTGAAAAAGCATATCTATCTGTATTGTTTGGTAACAACAGACATGAAGTTTGTTGGATAGGTAGGAGTAGAGAATACTTTGATAAGACTATGATCAATGTCAAAAACTTTTGGGCTTATGTTAGAGATGATACACCACCACCAATGGAACAAGTTGCAATCAAAGAAGTATCTGTTGATAAAGTTATTGTCGACGGCTTGATTGCTAGAGATGTAAGTAAAAGTAATTCATTTACATCAAGTGCAGATATATATGCAAGTACATTGGTATCAGCAAAAGCAAATGCAGAAGCAAAGAAATCACTTCTTGAAGAGTTGAAAGATACAGATAGAGAAGTTTACAATGACCAGGTGAGAGTTTACAGAACTAAGAATGGTCGGAGAGTTGCTCTCCAAAACAAACTGGATGTAGCATGAGGAAACAAATGCTACACCCAATCATATTTTCAAAATCATTTCATGGGAGAAATTATAATGAATGATAAAAAACCTAATATAACACAACCGAAAAAGCAACAGACAATTGCTCCAAAAAATATTGATGAAGCAATGTTGTTATTTCAACAAGACAATATTACTGCAACCAAGTCTACCAAAAATCCTTTTTTCAAAAGCACATATGCTAGTCTTGAAGAAGTGATGAAGGCTTGTGATCATGGTAACAAATATGGAATACTGTATGGTTATCAATCAAGAGTTACAGAAACTGGTAATCTAATTATCATTGCTACTGCTACTCATGTTCCTAGTGGCACAAGCAAAGAACTACCAGTTCCATGTCTTGTACCTAACTTGCATGATCCTCAAAAGCTGGGGTCAGCTATCACATATGCAAAGCGATATGCTCTGCAAGCATTGTTTGCATTGCCATCAGAAGATGACGACGGCAACAAAGCAAGTGGTATTACTGTACCAACTGGTAAAGTACAACCAAAACAACCACAATCATCTAACAAAAAGACAGGAGATTTTGCATGAGTGATTATGATGATACAGACAAAGGTGTCTTATGGAAACCAAGAACAGATCAAGTTCTTCG